CTGCGGCCAGGCTTCCGGCATTGCTTCGCGGTGCTGCGTGATGCTGGTGGCTGGACTGTGCTCGATCCCCTGACCGGGCGTCTGGTGGTCGCCCGTTTGGAGGTCCCCGCCCGCTTCGACCTGCCCGGCTTTTATCGCCGCGCCGGCTTCGTCGTCGCCGGCCCCTTCACGCCCGGCGCGCCGCGCTGGCGCGCCCTGCCACCGCTCTCCCCCTTCACCTGCGTTGCGCTCTGCCGGGCGATCTTGGGCGCCGGGGCACCGCGTGCCCTGACGCCTTGGGGGCTGTTCCGCCAGCTTTTGAAAGTAGGAAAATTATCTTGACTTTCGGAATCTCTCGCGCTATCTCTTCCTCGTCAACGGGCGAATTGCGTCCGCTGGCATCCCCTCACCGCCCGTCCATCGCGCCCCGCCCGCCCCCGCCCCGGGGCGGGCGCTCGCGCCTTTGCGGGCTGCGTCCTGCCGTATGACCGAGGAGACATCGCTGATGGGTGGTCTGCTGAAAGCGCCGAAGCCGGTCATTGTGCAGCCCGCGCCCGCGCCCGACCCGGCCGTCGGCACTGCCGCCGCCGCCCCCTCCACGGCGGCGGTCCAGCAGGGCGAGCGGGCCCGGGCGGCTGCCCAGGCCGCCACCAAGGATGGCATGGATGGGCTGATCGCCACCTCCCCGGCCGGGCTGCTGCAACCGCTGCCCGCCGCGCTCGCCGTCAACCGTAAATCGCTGCTCGGGCAATAGGCGCATGGATCTCCCCCGCATCCAGCGCGGCTTCGAGCGCGCGCTCGAACGCCGCCGCCCACTCGAGCCCCTGTGGCAGGCCTGCTACAAACATGCCTTGCCGGCCCCGGGCCAGCTTGCCGATCTGTTCGATGCGACCGCCGCCGACGCCGCCGAACAACTCGCCGCCTCGCTCCTCGCCGAGCTAACCCCGCCCTGGTCGCGCTGGTTCGGCCTTGCCCCGACCCGCCCCCTGGCCGATAGCGCCGAGGGCCTCGCGGCCGCTGAGGCGCTGGAGCGCGTCGCTGAGACCGTACAGGCGCATCTCGACCGTTCGAATTTCGCGGTGGAGATGGCGCAGGCCTTTCTTGACCTGGTCGTCGCCGGCACTGGCGTGCTGCTGGTTGAAGAAGCGCCGATCGGCGAGGCTTCGGCGCTGCGCTTCACAGCCGTGCCGCTCCGCAGCGCAGTGCTGGAGGAGGGGCCGGATGGCCGGTTGTCGCACCTCTATCGGCTGAGCCGGTTGCCGCCGGCAGCGATCGCCGAACGCTTCCCCCAAGCTGAGCTGCCGGCCAGCCTGCGCCAAGCGATTCAGACCGCCGATGCGACGCCGCTGCCCCTCCTCGAAGCGCTGTGGCCGGAGGGTGGGCGCATAGCCTATGCCGCCCTGCTGCAGGGTGAGGGGACGGAGCCGCTTCTGTTGCACGGCGGGCATTTCGTGGAGAGCCCGTGCATCGCGTTTCGCTGGCTGAAAGTGCCCGGCGAGACCTATGGCCGCGGCCCGGTGATGAAGGCGCTGCCGGATATCCGCACCGCCAACAAGGTCGTCGAACTCGTCCTCAAGAACGCCTCTATCGCCGCGACCGGTATCTGGCAGGCGGAGGATGACGGCGTCCTGAACCCGGCCACGGTGCAACTCGTCCCCGGCGCCATCATCCCGAAGGCGCCGGGCAGCGCCGGGCTGACGCCGCTGGCCGCGCCCGGCAACTTCGATGTCTCGCAGCTGGTGCTCAGCGATCTGCGCGCGCGCATCCGTACTGCGCTCCTGGCCGATCGGCTTTCGCCGCTGGCGGGCGCCAATGTCACGGCGACGGCTGTGCTGGAACACAGTGCGCAGACCGCGCGGCTGCTCGGTGCCACCTATGGCCGGCTGCAGAACGAGCTGCTGACCCCCATGGTCACCCGGGTCCTGGCGATCCTTCGCCGGCGCGGCGAGATCCCGCCGATCCACCTGGACGGCCGCGAGGTGACGCTGCGCTACGCGAGCCCGCTGGCCCGGGTCCAGGGCCGCGCGGATGCCGCCAATACGCTGCTCTTCCTGCAGGCGGTGGGTAGCATCGGCGGAACCGCGGCGGCGCAAGTCGATGCCGTTGCTGCGACACGTTGGCTGGCCCGGACCCTAGGCGCCCCGGCCGAGGTGCTGGTCCCGCCCGGCCAGCAAGCCGAACTTGGTGCCGGGGTTGCCCCGCTGACCACGCTCCGTGCCGCCCGCACCGGGGTGCCGGCGGAACTCTCCGCCGCCACCCCGGCACCTCTCCTCGCCCGACCGCTGCGCGCCTGATCCGCCTTCCCTTCCTCTTTGCAACGGGAGACCTCCCCGCATGTCCACCGACCTGCTCCAGCCGTCCACACCCAAGGCCGAAGGCCCGGCCGTCACGCCACCGCCTGGCCCCGATGTACCGGAGAAATTCCGCGACCCGGAGACTGGCGAGGTGCGCGTCGACGCCCTGGCCAAATCCTACCGCGAGCTGGAACGCCGCCTGTCGCAGCGGCTCGGCCCGCCTCCGGCCGATGCATCGCCCGACGCACTGCAACGCTTCCGCGAGGCGATGGACATCCCGGGCTGCCCCGAGGATTACGCCATCACCCCGACCCATTCGCTTTGCTGCGCCGATCCAGCAGTGAATGCGCGGTTGCACGATGCGCATTTTACCCAGGCTCAGGCCCAGCTGGTGTATGAGCTGGCGGCCGAATCGCTGTTGCCGTTGGTCGCTGAAGCGGCAGCGCAGTACGAAGCTGATCGCCAGCGCGAGAAGTTGCACGTGTATTTCGGCGGGTCTGAGCCGTTCCGTCGCGTGGCAGCGCAGCTCAATGCCTGGGGTGGCGCCAACCTGCCGCCGCCGGTGTTTCAGGCGTTGAGCACGACGCATGAGGGCGTGCTGGCGCTCGCCCAGATGATGCGGACGGGCGAGCCTGGCTTGGCCAAGGAAGCGTCGCCACCGACTGCGGCCAGCGAAAGCGAGCTACGGCAGATGATGCGCGATGCGCGCTACTGGCGCAGCCGCGATCCCCAATTCGTCCAGCGCGTGACCGAGGGCTTCCGCAAGCTCGCCGGCAAGTGAGACGCGGCGGCGCGAGGTGCTGACCCGCCCCTCCCGGGCGCGCCGCGCCGCCGTACCCGGGGCGGGCCGTGGTCCCGGCCATTCTGGCCGTGCGGGCCCGGTCCGCCCCCCAATCCCAACCCCTTTGGTCGCGCAGAACCCCCATGGGCGCGTGGCCGTGCCCGCCCGCCCGGCCCGCATCGTCGGCAAGCCGGTCCAGGCGGCTTCCCACCCCTTCTGTGAGAGAGAGACCCATGTCCTCCACGATCGACCAGGCCTTCATCAAATTCTACGAGACCGAGGTGCAGGAGGCCTACCAGCGCCACGGCAGCAAGCTGCGCCCCACGGTGCGCAGCAAGACCGATGTGCGCGGCGCCTCTGCCGTGTTCCAAAAGGTTGGCCGCGGCACCGCAGCGGCCAAGGCGCGCGACGGTATCGTCCCGGTGATGAACGTCGCCCATTCCACCGTCGAGTGCTTCCTCCAGGACTACTACGCCGGCGACTGGATTGACCGGCTGGATGAGCTGAAGACCAATATCGACGAGCGCATGGTGCTGGCCAATGCGGGCGCCTATGCGCTGGGCCGCAAGACCGATGAGCTAATCATCGCCGCCATGGATACGGCGACCCGGGAGGCGCTTGGTACCATCGCCGGCACCACCGATACCGATGGGCTGACCCGCGCCAAGGTGCTGCTTGCCTTCCAGATGCTCGGCAATGCCGATGTTCCGGATGACGGTCAGCGCTATGCCGTTGTTGGCTGGAAGCAGTGGAGCGATCTGCTCACCATCCAGGAATTCGCCAACGCGCAGTATGTCGGTGACGACGAGCTGCCGTGGAAGGGTACGCAGGCCAAGAAGTGGCTTGGCGCCCTTTGGGTCCCGCATAGCGGTCTGACGCTGAATGGCAGCCTGCGCTACTGCTACTTCTACCACCGTACCGCCATCGCCCATGCGGTCGGCGCCGATATCCAGACCGATATCACCTGGCATGGCGATCACGCCGCCCACTTCGTGAACAGCATGATGAGCCAGGGTTCTGTGCTGGTGGATAATACAGGCATCGTCCGGATGCGCTGCGTCGAGGCGTAACCCTTCCCCCCGCCCCGCCCCTTGAGGGGCGGGGCCTCCCCTCCCCACTCTGGAGTCCGAAGCCGATGGCCCTTTCCGCCCTTGCGCTCTGTGCGCGCGCTCTGCTCGCGCTTGGTGCGCAGCCGATATCCTCGCTCGATGACGGCACCGCAGAGGCGGAGATTGCGGCCAATCTCTACCCTGGTACGCGCGATGCGCTGCTGGCGCGGCATCCGTGGAGCTTCGCCACGGGACAGACCAGCCTGGCGCGTCTCGCTACCCAGCCCGTTGCCGACTTTCTCTACGCCTATGCCTTGCCGCCGGGCTTTTTGCGCGTGCTCTCAGCGGGCTATCCGCTGCGCGGTCGGGGTCTCGATTACCGTATCTTCGAACAGCGCCTGCACAGCAATGCGGCTGAAGTCACGTTGACCTACCTCTTTCGGCCGGACGAAAGCGCTTTCCCGCCCTATTTCGCGGCTGCCTTGACCGCTCGCCTGGCTGCTGAATTCTGCATTCCATTGACCGAAAATGGTGCGCGTTTGCAGCAGCTTCTTGGCATGGCGGAGGCCGAGATGCGCCTCGCCAAGGCAATCGACAGCCAACAAGCGCCGCCGCGCGCGATCGAGAATTTTCCGTTGATCGCCGTGAGGCGATGACATGGCGTTCCTTCGTACCCTCAAGACCAGCTTCACCGGCGGTGAGCTGGCGCCGGAGTTGCTCGGGCGGCCCGATCTGCGCGCCTGGGCCAATGGCGCCGCCAAGCTGCGCAATGTTTTCATCCAACCCACCGGCGGCGTAACCCGGCGTCCCGGCCTTCGGCACGTGGCCGTTCTGCCCGGGCCGGCAAAGCTGATCCCCTTCGAGTTCAATACCGAGCAGACCTATCTGGTCGTGCTGACGGAGCAACTTTGCAGCATCTTCGTCGGGGATGTCCAGCTGGCCCAGATAAGCGGCCCCTGGACGGCCGATATGCTGTCGCAGATCGCCTGGACACAGAGCGCCGACACGTTGCTGGTCTGCCACCCGGCCATGCCGCCGCAGCGGATCACCCGTACCGGCGCCAGCAGTTGGACGGTGGCGCCTTGGACGCTTATCCGCGCGCCCTTTCATCGCTTTGGCGAAACTTCGATCAGCCTGACGCCCTCGGCCACCACAGGCAACCTCCAGCTCTCGGCGAGCGCCCCGGTCTTCGATCCGTTGCATGTCGGGGTGCGCTTTCGCCTTGATGGTCGGCGCGTTGCCATCAGCGGCATCGTCTCCCCTCAGCAGGCTAGCGCGACCGCGATTGATCCCCTGGCCACGACGCTTGCGACGACGGATTGGGAGGAGGAGGCATTCTCGCCGGTGCATGGCTGGCCGACCACCGCCTGCTTCCACCAGAACCGCCTCGTCTTCGGGGGCTCCCGTGACCTGCCGAACCGGCTGTGGTTATCGCGGACCGGTAACCTCTACGACTTCGACCTGGGTACCGGTCTCGACAGCGAGGGGATCGAATTCGCCATCCTCTCGGACCAGGTGAACGCTGTCCGTGGCGTCTTCTCCGGCCGGAATCTCCAGGTCTTCACCTCTGGCGCTGAATACGTGGCAAACGGGTCGCCCCTGACGCCAACCAGCATCCAGCTGGCGCGCCAGACCCGGATCGGCGCCCCCGTCGCGCGGCTGATCCAGCCGGTCGATATCGATGGCGCGACCGTCTTTCTGGCGCGCAGCGGGCGCAGCGCCTTCGCTTTCGATTACACCGCGCCGCAAGCGACCTACCAAGCGACGGATCTGGCGCTGACCGCGCGCCATCTCTTCGCCGAGCCCCTGGACATGGCTTATGACCAGCGGGCTCGGCTGCTGCACATCGCGATGGGCGATGGCACGATCGCGACGTTGACCATCTACCGCGAGGAACAGGTGACCGCCTGGTCGCGGCAGGAAACCGCAGGTGCCGTCGCCTCCCTCGCCTGTATCGAAGGGACGATCTGGGCCGCCGTTCAGCGCCTGGGCAGTACCCGGCTGGAACGCTTCGATGCGACCCTGGCCCTGGACGCGGCCCTGGATGGTACGGCCGCTGCCCCGACTAAAAGCTGGGGCGGCCTCTCGCATCTTGAGGCGCAGTCCGTCGGTATTCTGGCAGATGGCGCCAATGCCGGCGCCGCGATCGTCTCGGGTGGTGCCGTCAACCTCGATGACGCAGCCGGGGCGACGCAGATCGGCTTGCCCTTTGCGCATGAGATCGAGCCTCTGCCGCCCGATCTGAATGCGGCGACCGGGACTGGCGCCGCTCCGTTGCGGCTGCTCGCCGTCACCTTTCGCCTACTTTCCACCGCCTCGCTCGCGGTCGACCTTGGCAGCGGCGCTCAGCCCGTGCCGTTTCGCCGGCTTGGCACGTCACTGCTCGATACCGCGCCAGGCGCCTTCACCGGCGATGTCCGGCTGCGCGCCCTGGGATGGCGGCGGAACGCCGCCGCGCCGCTGTGGCGCATCCGCGACGATACGCCGCTGCCGATGACCTTGCTCTCCGTGACCACCGAAATGAGGACAACAGACTGATGGGCGGAATCGCTTCCATGGCCAGCGTCCTGGGCGCCGGTGCCTCGGTCTACGGCAATCTGCGCGCGGCGCAGCTTCAGCAGGCCAACAACCAGGCCCAGTTGCAGGTGACCCAGCAACAAAACCAGCTTCGCCAGGACACGATCCTGTCGCAGGCGCAGCAGGATGCGCTCACCCGGCAACAGCTGTTGGCGCAGCACATCGACAGCACCCGCGCGCAACTCAGCGGTAGCGGCATCGTCGCGCAGGACGGCTCGGCTGCTGCGGTCGAGGGAGGTGCCGTGCAGCGCAGCCGCGCCGCACAGGAGGCGGCAGATGCCGCTACCCGGGCGCAGCTTGCTCAGGGGCAGATCAGTCTGCTGCAGCCGAACACGACAGCGACGACGTTGCTGCAGAACGCGCCCGCTTTCGGTTTTGCCTCGCGCAGCCTGCTCGCCTGACGCCCTTCCACCCCTTCCCGGAGCCAGTCCGTCCGATGGACCAGCACATTACGATCGGCGATATCGCGCCCCGCGTGCAATACGCCGCCGATGGCATACAGGCGAGCTTCCCCTTTGGTTTTCCGATCTTCACGGAGGCCGATCTGGAAGTCAGGCTCGACAACCTGATGCAGCGGAGCGGCTATACGGTCATCGGCGCCGGCCTATCGGGCGGCGGCAGCGTGCAGTTCGCGGTTCCACCGCCGCTGGGCGCCATGGTGACGTTACGCCGGCACCTGGCGATCGCGCGCACCACCGATTTCCACGAGAGCGGCATCCTGCGCGCCCGGGTTCTGAATGATGAGCTCGACTACCAGGTCGCCGCCTTGCAGGAAATGTCCGAAAGCTTAGGCGGCACGCTGCACCTCGATCCCTGCGAGCCGTCGAGTGGCACAACTTTGCCGGTGCGCCGCGCTCGTGCCAACCGGTTACTCGGCTTCGACAGCCTTGGCAATGTGACGGTCTACGATCGCGACGTTGGCCGGCTGACCTTGCCCTTTGCGGGTGCGATCCCGCGGACCGTCGAGGACAAGCTCGCCGAGCATCTCTCAGCGCGGGATTTCGGCGCGGTCGGCGACGGCGCCACCGATGACGGGCCGGCGCTGCAAGCCGCGATGAACGCTGCCGCCGCCAGCAGTCGGTTGCTGGAGATCGGCGAAGGGGTCTTCTTCACCAGTATGCCGCTGGTGCTGCTGGGTGCGGCCGCGGGGCTCATCATGCGCGGCACCATCCTTTACGCCGGACCGGCTGGCCGGGCTGCGCTCACTCTCGGCGATGGTGGCGCCGCTGACAACCAGCGCAAGCGCTACAGCGGCTTGGCGGTGGTGCGGCAGAGCCTGAGCGATTGGGCGAATGAGAGCGATATCGGCATCCAATTGCGGAATATCAACGAAAGCGTGGTCGAGGTCAGCTGTGTCGAAGGGTTCACCATCGGCGTGCAGATCATTGGCGATCAACGCGGCAGCCAGAACAGCGAAATCCGCTATGGCCGAATCGTCGATAACCGGATCGGCCTTGATCTTCGGACGCTGACATCGAGCGGATGGGTCAATGCGCTTCGTCATATGGGTGGCCACTTCGCCTGCAAGAGCGCGACCAACCCCACGCAGTCGCGTTTCGGCATCCGCCTATCGGCGGCCAGCGGTGCCTATCGGCTGCATAACAGCCACGTCTTCATCGGCCAGAATTTCGAGCTGCAGCGGCAGGGAACGCCCGGCACGGTTGATGCGATCCCCTTCCTGATTGAGGTCGATGGTCGCGCGCTGAATGCCCAGGCGATCCGTATGGAGGCGTGTTCGCCTTATGTCGCGCGTCATACCGGCGGGTTCAGCGACGCGCGCTATGAAGTGTCTTACGTCGGTACCTATGGCTTCGCTGGTTGCGCCGTGCAGTATCTCGGCGCCACGCGGGCCGGTGGCGTCGTCGTCCCACAGCACCAGGCGGCAGCGGCGGTGGCCGCGCCACGGCTGATCGCGGCGGCGGAGAATCTGCGCGCGCGTGCCTTTCGGCAGACCGCTGCCGTGACAAACGGGGTGGGCTTTGAACAGCTGGCCGTGCTCTCCGGCAATCCCGCGGGGCCGCCTGGTACGCTCAACGGCTTCTGTTTTCCCGGCCTTGATCAGATCGTGTTGGGGGCCGATGACGTCACCCTGCCGACCTCCCGCGGCCTCGGCTTTGTTGTTGATTGCAGCGGCTGCAAGGAATTTCTGCTGGCGGCGGAAGGCAGCGGCATGCGGCCGCTCGTGATGCAGTTCGATGGCAATGAGACAGTTTTGGACGGCGGTGCGCCGGTGCTGTTTTCCAATATGAACAGTGTCTTCCAGGGCAGCCCCTCCTATTGGTGGGAGGGCAATGCGGATCTTGATGCCCTGGTGGGCGGGCTGGCGCTCAACCGGCTGCAACGGGTCACGCTCAGCCCCGCTGCCCAGTTCGCGGTGATCGGCATTCGCGGCAGTTCCACGACGGCCACTCTGCGCGCACTACGGCTATTCACGCCGGCGACTGAGGCACCACGCCTGCTGTTCGCCGGTGCGCGGAGCTGGGGCAGCCGAGAGCTGACCGTGGTGGATACCGGCTGGACCATACCAAGCCTTGCGGCTGGAGTGAGCGCGACCCGCGATGTGACATTGGCCGGGGTCCGGCAAGGCGATTTCCTCGATGTCGGCTTCGCCATGGTGGCCGGCTTCCAGAACGGCGGGGTGGTCTTCTCGGCTGCAGTCGGCGGCACTGCGGGTAGCAATCAGGTCCGCGTGACCGCGCAGAACGTCAGCGGCAGTAGCATCACGCCAGGCGCCGGCACGCTGTATCTGCGTGCGGTCAAGCCTCGCTTGTGACGCGAGGGCCGCGCATGGAGCCACACGATCCGACGCATCCGCCAAGGCCCGCGCCGATCGATGCCGCGGCGACCATCGGCACGATCCTGACCGATTACTATGCCTTCCTGGCGCGCTGGCAGGAATGGGTGGATGGCGCAGCCGATGAGATGGAGGCGACGCGGCGGATGAAGGCCCGGAACGACGCAGCGCGCGCCGCGCTCAGTCATCTCGAGCATTTTAGGAAGGTCGCGGCATCGCTCGGCTCGGGAGCCGCCGGGCAGGAACATGTCAGCATCACTGAGTGGCGCGCCCTGATGCCGCCCAAAAGCGAAGAGGAGCCGCTGATCGATGACGAGCACGGCACCGATTGACTTCACCGAATTCCTGTGGATTTGGCACCACGTCAGTCACCAGACCACGCCGCCACCGCAGCGACGCATGGCGCGCTGGCTGGAAGCGCGCTGGCGCCGGGGCGACCGCCGGCTGCTGCTGATGGCCTTTCGCGGCAGCGGGAAGTCGAGCCTGATCGGCCTGTTCTGCGCTTGGCGCCTAGCGGTGGCGCCGGATACCCGCATTCTGGTGGTCGCCGCCGATCAAGCCTTGGCGGTGAAGATGGTCGCCCAGGTGCGGCGCATTCTGGAACGGCACCCGCTTTGCGCTGGGCTCCGGCCGCCGCAGCCGGAAGCCTGGGCGATGGATCGCTTCACCGTGGCGCGGGAAGCCAATTTGCGCGACCCGTCGATGCTGGCGCAGGGCGTCGGTGGCAATATCACCGGGGCCCGGGCTGACCTGCTCATCTGCGATGACATCGAGGTCGCCGGGAATTGCGATACGCCGACCAAGCGAGAGGCGCTGCGCGCCTGCCTCGCCGAGACCGAGTTCGTCCTCGTCCCTGGCGGCAGCTCGATCATGATCGGTACGCCACATTGCGCCGAAAGCCTTTATTTGCCGCCAGGTCACCCGCAGGCGACGCTGCTTGGCTATCGCAGATTGCGGCTACCCCTGCTGGATGCGGCGGGCGACAGCGTCTGGCCGGAGCGCTTCGACGCAGCGACGATTGAGGCGCTTCGCCAGCGGGTTGGCCCGCTCGCCTTCCGTCGCCAGATGCTGCTCGAACTGGTTGAGGATGCGGCGGTCCGGCTCGATCCCGCATTGCTGCTGCGCTACCGCGAGGAGCCGCTCTACCGGGAAGCCAATGGCCGTGGCGAGCTGCGCTTGTTCGAGCGCCGGCTGGTCTCGGGCGGTGGCTATTGGGACCCTGCCTTCGGCAAGCCCGGCCTCGGCGATGCGTCGGTTCTGGCCTGCCTCTACGCCGACGCCGAGGGCAATCTCTACCTGCACCGGCTGGCTTATCTGACCCATGACCCGGATACCGAACTCGACCCAGCGTCCCAGCAATGCCGGGAGGTGGCGCGTATCGCCGGTGCCCTGATGCTGCCGGCGGTCCGGGTGGAGAGCAATGGCCTGGGTCGCTTCCTGCCTGCCACGCTGCGGCGGGAAATGGCGATGGCGCAGGTGCCCTGCGCAGTGATCGAACACACCAGCACGCGGAATAAGACCGAACGTATCCTCGGCGCACTCGACCCCGCCCTCGCCGGGCGCCGGCTGCATGTGCATGACAGCGCCTTCCGTACGTCCTTCCCGGCGGAGATGGCCGCCTGGCGACCGCATGTGCCCGGACAGCGCGACGATGCGCTGGATGCGCTGGCCGGCGCGATTGCGGCCGAGCCGGTGCGCCTGCCGAGCCTACCGCCTGCCGCGCGGGGTCTGGTCTGGCGCGGCGTCTGAGACCTGGCGCAGCACCTCGGTCGCGTGCCGCCTGAGCCCACCGGCGGTGGGTTCATAACGGCCATCACCCCTGAGCCGAGCGAGACCCATGCCGGCGATCCGCTCCAGGCAAGGCCCGTCCTGCAGCCCCGCCGGGCGGCCAAGCAGGCCAGCCAGGGTCAACCGGTGCAGGGCCGCCCGGCAACAGGTTTCCAGATAGGGCTCGGTCCAGCGGGCCACGTCGCAATCCATTCGGTTCGCCACCCTTGAGGGTGGTCGCGCCGCCCCCGTCCTTCAAGCAGCAGGCAGAGAGAACCCATGACCCTTGAGCCGAACTGGTGGATCACGGTGGTCGAGGCGCCGATCGTGGCCGCCCTGTTCCACATGATCCACGGCCTGCGCCGCGATCTGCAGGAGCGGATCGAACGCAGCGACCAACGGGAGAACGACGTCGTGAATCGCACCCGCGACGCGCTCGCGGATTTCAAACTGGAGGTGGCGCGGACGTATGTGCCGCTCTCGCTGATCCGCGAAGTCGATCGCCGACTCTCCCAGCATCTGCTGCGTATCGAGGAGAAGCTTGAGGAGATGCATCGGGTCAACGCCCGGCCGATGCGGCTGCGCGAGCGCGGTGCGGAGGAGGACGAGTCGTGA